CCAGCAGATACCATTTGATTACCAGATTCTAGATTTATATCATCATAAACATGATCCTCTACCAGACATGGTAATGATTCTAATTTACCAGCATACCTAAAGAAACCATTCTCTGACATCCAATACGCAGAACCATCAACTTCAACACATGCGTTCTGTCCAACTAATCCACAGTTAGTTCCAACCTGTGCGAAAGCAAACGTAAACGGTTGACCAACAAAACGTTGTGTGAATAACGCTGTATCAGTCCAAACATATATCGCATCCCTACCACGGATTGCTCCTCTGATCTGTGATCCGTCAGCCAATCTCTGTGTACCAGCCGTATTCGTTGCTGTCGGTGTGTAGGTATTGATATCTTCTTGATCAGAGAATCTAATAAACATATCATCCTGTGTGGATGTATCTCCAATAGTTGTCTCTGTTCCAAAGAATACTAAGTGACGATCTGGTGTTGATACCAACATATGTCTCGATGCTGTTGGTGCACCTGTGATAATACTTGCTCTGATGTTCTCTGCCCCTGCTGCTGCAGAGTTCCATTCAAATACAGCACTATCATGAATAAGACAGATAGCCTTATCACCAAAATTATCTAATGACCACATACCAGGCTCTAACACCAGGTCTCCCGATGCTGCCTCACCCCATGCCACAAAATTTGTCGTGCTGGTAACCGTGTCTCCTGCACCATGTGATGCAGCGTCTGTTCCTCTAACCTCTCTCGTGACGCCCGTTAATTCATTGGATGTGCTTATGCCTGTATAGGATATTTCCTCTGTTCCTATCTTTATAAAATTTGTACCTGTGTCTGGAAACTGTGATACATCTGCTAATATGATACCGGTTGTAGTTGAAGAGTTTATTGCTCCAGAGAGAGTCGTTGTTGGCTCACCTGCTACTTCACCACCCCATGTTCCAAGAGACCAACCAAAACCTTTTGCCTGCACAGCTGGTCCAACAGGATAATAATGTTGTACCCTAATGCCACCTGATGTTGTTGCACCAGACCCTGATTCTGCTGATGGCATTGTTATTGTGATGGTCGTAGCATTGGGGACTGTTGTCACCATAAATTTTTTATCATCAAAATCTGTTGCTGCAAAGTTGGAATTGGTTATTGATGAAAAGTTGTCCAATAAAACTATATCCTGCTCTCCTATACCATGATCCCCACTGAAAGTTATTGTGACAGATGTTGATCCGTTGGTCGTGGTGAATGCACTTGTGAGCGTTGTCGTCGTTTTAATGGGATGTATATCATAGTATACACCACCAGAGAATGCGTATAGGATTCTATTAGTTCCTATGATCGCATACTTTCTGGCCTTACTATTTACGAAATGATGTAACCCTCTGCCAGCGCCTGTTAATTTATCGTCACCTAGCTGTTTCCAACCACCTATCTTCTCAGGTGTTCCGTATCTAAATCTAACATTATCACAATCTATCCACTGTTGTTCTGCCCCAGTGGCTGTGACCTGTTTGTTTATACCTGGCTGAAAACCTATCTTTTGTAGCATAATAATCCATTATACCTATTTTGCAGTTAATTAACAGATTAAAAGCAGGGAAAGGGTGTGGTGGTGTCTCTCCCCGCCAGTCTATTGTATAGACTATTTTGTGGGATTAGTCAACTTCACACCTTTAAACCATGCAGGAAGACCTATCAGAGGTCTCTTATCTAATGCGTTTTCTTTCGCCATTTTAGACCCTGTTTTATTGTAATGTAAAAATACCTGTCCACAGTTTTTACCTGTAAACTCTTCTCGCCAATGTTCTAAATCACAACCAGAGTAGATTAACATATCTCCTGGTTTAAGATTTACTTTTACACCAGCCTGTCCTTGCTTGCCTGTTGGGTCCAGATATATGGGCCAATCGTCACCACCAAGATTTAATGTGGTTGATATCTCACATGAATATCTGTCTTTGTGACGAGCTAAGACATCACCTTTTTTATATATTCTTGCATAAGAATATGTTTCACTTAATTTTAATCCTGTGTGTTTTTCCATGACAGGTTTTACTTGTTGCAATAAAGTTTCCATAGCAATGTCCCCATAATGTGAATAAGTATTTGGAACTTGTTCATCATGCCAAATACCCCAGTATTCTGTAAATGGTGAAATGTATCTTGAATCAAATAATACTCTTGCAACATTTCTTTTATTTTGAAAATACTTATAAACAAAATCTGCTAATTCTTTTGAGATAGCTCCTTTTAAAACACTGTACTTATTTTTTTTAAACGACATTTAATACTCCTTTTGGTATAGCCTGACAATTCCAATGTATAAACCTAAATGGTTCATACCCCATGTCAACAACATATTGATGAGGCATGTACGATGGAAAAAATATCATTCTACCTGGTTGAACTTTATACTGAATTTGTGAACTTGCATATGTGACTTTTGTTTTATCTTTTTCTGGTAAAAGGTTCATAACATTACCTGGTCTAGGATCTTCAAACATAGGCATGGATGTTTTCTCACTAGCTTTTAAAAAATAAAAACCAGACATGTGACCATTCCAATGTGTATGCAAAGTATGGTGTCCACCACCTTTTTTAGCAAACTCTTGAACCCACATTTCTGTTGTAAACACTTGGTAATTTGTTAGATCAAAACCCATTTCAATTAATAAATTATGAGATGTTGCTCCTATATAATTTTGCAATTCTAAAAAACTAGGGTCGTTAATTAATGATGTTGAATGAAATACTTTGCCCATATCTCCTTTATCACCAAACTTTTTATTGCGTTCATCAATAGTTGGTTTTAATATTTTTTTAGACTCTTTAATATAAGGATCAGATGCTTTATTTAATTCATCAACAAAACTAGGTTCATCAGCAAACCATATTGGTGATGCAAAATATTGCTCTAATTGTAATTGTTTAGGGTAACTTACAGTTTCTTTTTTTATTTTTTTCTTCATATCTGTTTTTAAAAATAATTAAAGTTAATAGTTATTCTTCTTTTTTTATCATCACATAAACTACTTGAATGTAAAACACTTGGATTAAATAACACTGCTCTGTTTGCTTTTGGTGCTATAGTTTCATTTTCAAAATAAGTGCATCCGTTGTTATCGTTTATATATAATAAACAACCTTTGTGATTAAAAGTATAATCGGCATGCGGTTTATTTTTTTGTTTTTTATTTACTGTAAAATAACTATTTGCTTTTATTCTTATAATACTTTTACATTTTAATTTTTCTATAGTTGATAAGCACATATTAAACCAATTACTTTTAATACCTGGTTGTCTATAAAAAATATGTGTAAGATAAAAATTATTTTTATCATCATCATCGGTTATGCCATCATTATAATACCAAGGAAAACTATCTCCCATAATATTATCACTAAGTTTATTAAACTCATCTTTTTCTAAAAAATTATCTATTACTTGAACGGCCATCCTAGATTCCAAATTACTAAACTATTTCTCTCTCCACTTTTAACTGGACATACTCTATGCCATACAAATGAAGGAAATACAACTAAAGATCCTTTAGGTGATATCTCTTTACATTTATATATGTTTCTTTTTTTATCTGGATCAAGATTTCTAAAATCAAATTCTAATTCACCACCTTTATAATCTTTTGGATCTGATAGTGTTAGAGTTACAGATAACTTTCTAATTTTACCATGATCAGGTGCGTTTGGGTTTTCTCTAACATATGGTTTCTCCCAACTATCACAGTGCCAATCATAATATTGACCTTTTTTATATTTTGTAAATTGACAAGATTCACTATAATCCCATTGAAAATTCCAACCTGCGTTTTGATTTGCTCTATGAACATAAGGTTGTATTTCTTTATATACCCACCTATCATTCATCCAAACAATATTAGAATCTCTTTTCTTTTTTAAATCTTTAATTTGTTTTTGATTTAATTTTTTATCACCATATCCACCAGTGACTGCCATTTGATCTTGAAGTTGTTGTCCATATTTAACAATATTATCACAAATACGATGAGGAACAACGGATGGAAAATACCAAAAATAATTTTTTAAATTCATATTCTTTCTTTTTTCTCTATGAGGAGACTCTAGTTATTATTTAAATATTGTCAAGAGGCATTATATGTAGTTCAGAATCACTATATCCAAATTTGCCTTTTGGCACGATATTAAAAGCTAAAGATATTCTATTTGATTTAGAATTGTTTTTTAAAATTGTGTGATACAGTTCACTTGGAAAAAATAATAATAAATTTTCTTTTACTTTAAATTGCCATTGTGTTGAATTATAAGAGTTTTTAACTGTTGGCTCAATATAAAAATTATTGCTTTCATAATTTTGAAACTGTACATCACCGCAATTTTCAGGGGTTTTTAAATAAAAAATCCCACTGTAAAAACTGTTTCTGTGATTATGACTAATACCTAAATCTTTTTCATTACTTATAGCTAACCAAGACGTAGTTATGTCAAAATTAGTGTTTTCATATTTTAAAACATTATCTTTAAATAAATTAAATTGTTTTAAAAGATTATTTTTTAAAGATTTAAATTTTTTATTATTTAAAATGTATTTAGTTTCACTTGCTTTTGTATTATGTTTAATTTCTGCAGTATCTTTAATTTTAAACTTTTTAAAAATATTTATAAAATTATCTAATTCTTTTTTAGAATAATCTAATTGTGTTTCAAATACAACTTTAGAAAAAAGTTGGTGGGTGTAAAAATTCATTAACTAAAAGTTATAGTACCTGTGGCTTTAAAAGTTGCTACTTTAGTGCTACCAGGCGCGCATGCTATTGTATTAGCGCACGGTCCTGTTACAGTTCCTGTAACTGCACTTGGGTATCTTAAAATAATTATACCTGATCCTCCGTTTCCAGCACTTCCTGCACTAGGGGATACCGCTGGATCAGCACCACCAGATCCTCCACCACCTCCAGTGTTATCAGCACCTGCTCCTCCATTTACACCAGTGTGACCAGGAGCGTTTGCTGTTCTTGGATATCTTGGAGCACTTGTAGCACCTCTACAAGCAGAAGCACATCCTCCACCACCATATCCTCCTATACCCGCTCTTATAGGTGGTTTACTATCATATGCTCCTTGAGCAGCACCACCACCTCCACCACCAAAGTATCTTAAAGATCCACATGGTCCTGGTGTTCCAACTCCTGAGCTTGGATTAATAGCTGTTCCTACACCAATACCTCCATCACCACCATGAAGTGGAGTAGGTGAACTACCACCAGCTAATACGTTAAAGTTTCCACCAACACCACCGGCACCACCACCTCCACCACCACCATAGTGTGAAGTAGGTCCATTATCATTAAATCCACCACCACCTGATGGGTTACCTTGAGAAGGAGAAAAAGGCGGAGTATTTCCTAAACCTTTTACTGAACCAGGGAAAACTGAATATTGTGAAGGGTTAGTCCCACCTAAAGGTGAAGGTACTGGGTAAGAACCATTATAATTGGGTCCACCACCTGATCCACCATTAGCATTAGAAGGCGCTAAACCAGGTCCTATTGGTGCATTAAAAGCTCCACCACCACCTGTTGCAGTGATTGTGTCTGTTCCTTCAGATCCACCTGGATTAAATACTGAATCCACACCTTTTGAATTACCGCTACCTCCACCACCAACTACTACATTATAGCTAGTTCCTTTAAATAAATTGTTAGCAAGTAAAGCTGTTCCTCGTAGTGGACTAGGTCCATATCCCGAAGCTCTGTATCCACCAGCTCCACCACCACCTCCAACAGCGTTTCCAGGGGATCCACCACCGCCACCAGCCATTACTAAATAGTCTACATCTACTCCTAAAACCACAGTTCCATCAGGCCATGCATTATTTTTTCGTGCTTTAAATTGACTTTGCATTGACCACACACCACTTGCTTTATTTAATTCTTTTACGACTACGATTCCTGGTCCACCAGTGCCTCCTGCGTTTGCTCCAGGTGCTCCAGTTCCTCCTCCACCACCACCTGTGTTAGCAGTTCCTGGAATTCCATTACCAGAGCTAGAACATCTTGCTGCTCCACCTCCACCAGAACCACCTGTTCCTTGAGTTCCACTTCTTTTTGC